ACTGCTCATAATGGTTGTGGATGGCGCTAAGCTGCTTGTTGAGCTCGTCGTCGATTTTAGCGGTCATCTCCGCGTATTTGCTTTCGATCTCGCTCAGCTGCGTTTTCAAATTCTCGTCGACGATTGCGATCATCCGGTCGCGCCAAGCCTCGTAATAGGCTTGGGTCTGCCCGGTGAAGCCGAGGACTATGTCCCGCATCCCGCCGATAATGTTGCCGAATATTGGAACATGGTCAGCGAGGCTTTCGACAGCCACGGCCATGTTGCCTATGCCGGCTTTGAAGTTTTCTTGGGTTTTGTCCGTCTCGGACTTCACCACACCATATTGCGTTACAAGGTCCTGCAGCGCCTTTCTGAAGTCTTCCTCGCTCATTTCGCCGGAATGGAAGGCTCCCGCCAAGTCGACAAGCTTAGCCTTCAGTTCCGCCTGCTGCTCCGCCGTAAGCTTTGACGCGCCAATTTGCTTCATGAAAGCGTCAGCGGTGTCATCTAGGCTTTCGCTTTCACTTTTAATGCTTTTTGTAACCGCGTCGATTGCGGTTTTAAGGGCGTCCACTTCCGGTTTTGTTTCCTTCGCTTGTTTGCCGAAATTGAAAAGTCCGCCTATAGCCTTGCCTATGCCTCCGAAGAAGTCCCCGACTGCTTTACCTATGCCTCCAAAGAAACCCCCAACAGCCTTCGCGGCGTCTCCGAGGGCCTTTAACCCTCCGGCAACAGCATCTATAATGGGTTTGAACGAGGCCGCCAAAAATTCGCCGAGGGGTTTGAGAATATTGTTCCACAGCCAGTTAAGGGCTCCGACAACAGCGTCTATCGCGGGCTTGAAAAAGTCGTGCAGGGCTTTGCCTATGGCGTTCACCGCATCCCTGAAAGGTTTACAGGTGTTGTAGGCGGTTATCAAGGCCCCCACAAGTATGCCTATAACCGTTATGACGGCCATAATGGGGTTCGCGGCGAGGAAGGCGGTTATTTTGTTAACCATGTCTATGGCCGCGTGTAAATTCTGAAAAGCTCTAACTCCGCTGTCGACCATCGTAATCATTGTCGGCACAATGGAAAGGGCGAATTGAGCCGTCACTTGGTTGGCGTTGTTCTGGGCTATTTGGGCCTTTTCCGTGGCCAGCTGATACCTTTCCTGCGCAAGCGCCAAATCCTTGGCGGCTTCTTTCGCCTTGTCGCTTTCAACCCCATACTTTGCCACAGCCTCGTTGTATTTCCTCTGGGCGTCCTCGACGGCTTCAGCGGCCTTTTTCGCGGCGTAATTCGCCCGCTCAACCGCGTAGTTCGCCTTCTCAAGCCTGTCCAGGCCCTGGTAAAGGCTGAAGCCCGCCGTGGCGAGCCCGCTGAAGCCTGTTATCAAGTCTCGGGCCGAAGCGGTTGTCCTCTCCTGGGCGGCCTCAACCTTCTCGTTGGCGCCTTTAATCTGGTTCATGGCGTCCTCTGTCTGGTCCCCCAACTGCCGGATCGCAGCTAAGGCTTCGTCAACCTTAGCTAGAATGCGCATTTCAAGCTCTTGACTCATCTTCTCCGCCTGCGCCTATTCCACCAATTTAGCCATGAAAGGAGAAAATCATATTGGAAAGGTGTGAGCCGCCCAATATATTCGAGGCTATAGCCGTATTCGTGGGCTATCAGGCCTATAAGCTGGGCGTCAACGTTGGCTCCGACCCAGTCTTCGACCGCCTGCCAGTCCGGCTTAAAAAATCGGAGTCTTTAGTTATGGCTGTCATGATGTTTGCCGCCACGTCGATAGGCATGCTTTTAACGTCCTCGAAAGTTAGCTCCGGATAGGCCTTGCGCAGCATGAGCCAAATCATAGCCGCGCTTTTCTCTTCCGTCGTCTTATATTTCGCAAGCTCTAATGTGTCGCTTAAAGTCAAGACGCCATATTGGATTTCGCCCAAGCCTTCCACCTCCACACTGCGGAGCTGCCTACTATTCTGAATTAGAGCTTTAACGTCGAATTTGGCGGCTTTCTCAGCCTTTTCCCGCTCATATTCCTCGAGTTTTTTGGCGTATTCCTCCACTTTCCCGCTCAAACACGTTCACCTCCCGTTTCCCGTAACCTTGCGTTCCGAAACCTTTTTCCGCCCGTTTTGAGAGCCTCCCGTGAACGTGGTTCTAATGCCAAAAAATGGGGAATTGGGATTAGGGGTCGATGAGACCTTGACAAGCTTCAACCGCTTCGCAGAAACTGTCTGATAAACAATTTTTAGGCCTCTACAATCTTCGATAACCAACTGTTGAAGCTTCTCAATTTCCCTTAGCGGACCTACAGCTATAAAGCCAAAGTTCAGGATAACATCTTTGTTGCGTTCCAATTTTTCCATAAAATTTTCCTCCAGGAAAAGAAAATTAGGGCTTTTATGATTGTGTTCCGAATGTTATGCTTTTACCTTCGCCCTCAACGGATTCCATTATGACGCCGTCTTGTTTTACGCTGAGCTCCCAGCTTTTGAAGACAACGTCGGTTATGTCTATTTGCGGCTTACCTGTGCCTGTCCCCTGCGGAAATACGGTTATGGTTACTGCTGTCCCGTTCAAGACGTCTGTGGCGTATGCGCTGTCAATGAAGGCTTTTTCAATGCTTACCTTGAAGCTTTTGTTGCCGCTGGCTACGACCGCTGGCCTGTCCGGGTTTGTTCCGCTAATGAAGTATTCTTTGATCAAATCGGCATCTATGCCTACACTGACGCTTTTGCAAAATCCAATCTCAGTCGTGCCCTTCTTTATCACTGCTGTTCGGCCAATTATGGGCGTATTCTGAGACATTTTACACGCTCACCTCTTTCTCAAACTTTTGCTTGCGGGCCACCCGCTTGTGATGGCCCTCTACAAGTTCGCCCAAGCCTTGTTTATTGCTTCCTGCATGGCGAAAGTTAAAAGAGGAAGGTTTTCTTGGATTGCACGTGTCATAAAATATCTTGGCGCAATATAACGGGTTCCGTACTCTTGGAAAATTGCGTAGTAAACATATGCCCCGACACGCAATATTAAATCATGTGTGACTGTTTCATAGATGCTTGCCCTTAAAGCTCCCGTCCTTACAGGTGCATAAGCCCTCGCACGGACAACAATTTGCCTTCCAACCTCACCCAAAACTTCGGCGAACCTTCCGCGCAAGTCATCGCTCATTTTCTTAAGGGCTTCAGCGAAGGCCTCAACTTCCGAGGGGTCAATTTGGATTTTGACAGTCACGCCAAGCTCACCATTTTAACTTGGAGGCTCAAACGCACCAAATCTGGGCTTTCATTTTTGTTGAACTCGCGGATTATGTCCGCGTATCCGAAGCCGCTTGGTGTGGAAGCTTTGAGGATGCGGTAAACCTCACCTCGCATGTCTTCCCTAACGTTAACGGCATCATTGACTGAAGTTACAACCTTAACGAGAATGTCAACCATGACGTTCTGTTCCACAAACAAAACGTCCTTAGCCTCAACACGCACGTTTGCAGCGGACATTGGCGCGTAACACGCTAAAACGTAATTTTTACCTATCTTCGTGAAGTCTATGGCTTCGACTTTGCTTTTAGCCCAGTAGATATCCGTGTTCGCTGGGCTCGCAAGCGCCCAATTGTCATATAAATGCTGGTTTAAAACTACCGCAGCATCCGCCATCAGCTACTGCACGGCTCCACTTCATAATATTCTGCAAGCTTTTCGATATTTACAGGCGGGTCTAAAATTGTGATGCGCCCGTTAAGTTTGAGTTTAACATAGTTTTTAAATGTCACGGCGACACCAAACCTCCACGGTAAGTTGGAACTTCACCCGCAGCTGCTGCCTCTGCAGCCTTAACAGGCGTTGTCAAGTTAACCATTTGGCGCACAAAATCTTCTTGGAAGCCTTTAATTGTCCGTTCAATGGCTTCCGCGTAGGGGCCAGCTCTTGCAACACGCAAATCGCCCAAGAAATAGTCGAAGGCCCCTATCATGGCTCCGCCGCTTGAAACGACAAGGATGCGCATGCATGCCAAGTCCAGGGCAGCCATCTTTGCAATTGGATATTTCGCGTCATCCATTGTTAAATCCCTTCCCAGAAGAGCGTTAACATAAGTGTTGGCGAAGTCCACGTGGGCTTGAACGCTTGCCTCCGCAATTGTCAAACCGTAAACCGTGTAAACATGGTTTGTGCTGTCGTATGTCATGTTCAAGGCTGCTTGAACATCAGAAGCGGTTACATATTGTACAGTCATATCTAATCCCAGAACCATAACGCTGTTCCAAGCAGAACGTAAGCGATAAACTCCGCGAGAAGCGTGAAATCGTAGGCGGCTCCCCATTGAACCTTTATGCCCGTGAAAAGTTGAAATTCAGTATCCCACATTTGTTTGAGATAGGGAAACATCATAATTTCATGTTGCCAGATAGACCAGATGAACAATACTGCTGACGCTACCAAAACAATCTTGTTCAGCACATGCTTTTTCTTGAGCTTTTTTATAACGCGGGGAACACGCATAAGCTTATCACCAACCCGATTATGAAGCCGAAACTCCATTCTTTCAATTCGTGAAACATTTCATCTTGGATTTTCGTCTCCTCGACATACTCGTAAACAAAA